AGAAAGCGACCGATCTGGTTCGATCTTACCATCAAATGTACGGATAAGAAAATGCGGCTTCGGTCGCATTTTTTTTGACAATAAACATGTACATTTTATCAAAACTTTGGTAAGGTGGACCTATAATCAAAGAGGAAAAAATCATGACTAACACCATTACCTTCGACTTCGACTACAACCACAACATCTTCGAAACTCTCGCTTCGTATTATACCACTATCACCGACATTCAATACACCACCGTTACCCGTAACGGAAATCCAACCATTTGTATCACTTTCGTCGACATCGATTCCGCCAATAAATTCAAAACCGAAAATCACCTCTAATTTTCGAAATAAACATGTACAATATTTCGAAAACAAGGTATCCTGGATATATGATAAAGAAGGAAACAAAAATGACTAAGCTATATGAATACATCCTCGCTCAAGATGATCCTTTCGATTTCATCTATGAAGCCCTCAGCGGAACTCATGGTGTTGAAACCATGAACACCTGCACTGAGATGTACAGTGATATCTCTGCAGATTATATGTTGCATCCTGATGATGACTTCGAAAAAATCATTGCAATCATGGTTCAACAAATGGAGGATGATGTATGAGTAGTCCTGTCATAGGCTACTTCGGCATGGATACCGTTCAGCGAGCCATCGCCGCATATTTCGCCAAGCATGGCATCACAGAAGATGTTCGTGACTATCTTATGGTCCTCGAGGACGAAAAGCCCGATGACTTTTTTCAGATGGTTTCTGATTTTATCGAAAAATAAACATGTACATTTTATCAAAACTTTGGTAAGGTGGACCTATAATAAAGAAGGAAGCAAACATGAACACGATCACTCAAGTTATTCGCGATATGAAGGCTACTATGACTCCTGCAGAGTTTCGCAACGAGATGCTCGCTAGCCTCTCATTTCTTATCTTTGCCCCTATCGTATTTGCTGGCCTCTGGATTATCACGCCAGCGTAAATTAAACATGTACAAATAGGCCATTCTATGGTAGAATGGTTATACCAAATTGAAAAAGGAAACTATATTATGGCTCATATGATTGAATTTCTCGACGGCAAGGCTTCGATGGCTTATGCCGGCGAAACACCTTGGCATGGTCTCGGTACGAAGGTCTCGAACGACCTTACACCGAATCAGATGCTGAAGGCCGCTGGTCTTGACTGGAAGGTCAATCCAATTACTGCTTTTGCCAATATCGGTGGCAAACAAACCGACATCGGCCACTCCGCTCTGGTTCGTGACGTTGACAATAAGATCCTCGACGTCATCACCAACGATTGGGTTCCTAATCAGAACGAATCGGCCTTCGAATTCTTCAATGATTTCGTTGCAGCTGGTGAGATGGAAATGCACACAGCTGGTTCGCTTCGCGATGGCCAGCTTGTTTGGGCCTTGGCAAAGGTGAAGGATTCCTTCGAATTGTTCAAGGGCGATCAGGTCGATTCCTACCTGCTCTTCACCAATCCGCATAAGTATGGTTGGTCGATCGACGTTCGCTTCACTCCTGTTCGCGTCGTTTGCAACAACACTCTCACGCTCTCGCTGAACAGCCAGTCGAGCAAGATTGTCAAGGTCAGCCATCGCCGCGAGTTTGACGGTGACGTTGTCAAGGAAACACTCGGTGTTGCCAAGGAAAAGCTTGCGAAGTACAAGGAAATGGCTGCTTATCTTGGTTCGAAGCGTTACACTGACGAGAACATCGTCGAGTATTTCCAGCGTGTATTCCCTGTCACCGGTTCGAAGAAAGATCTCAGCAAGAATGCTGGTATCGCTCTCGAAATCATGGATCAACAGCCTGGCGCCGAATATGGCGAAGGTAGCTGGTGGCAGGCTTTCAACGCGGTTACCTTCATGACTGATCACATGATTGGTCGCAATGCAGATAATCGCATGACTTCTGCCTGGTACGGTTCGAATAAGAACCTCAAGACGAAGGCATTGGAAACTGCGGTGGAGTTTGCAGATGCTGCCTAATATGGTTGGGAGAGCTTCGGTTCTCCCAATTATAAATACGTTTATGGTAGAAAACGGTACTTACTTTGTTGGAATGGCATTCGAAATGGAGGATGATGAGATCATCTTTCCTGTCATGTTCCATACAAAGAATTACAAAGAAGCGCTTACACTGACTCGATGTATCACTGATGGAGATCCAAGAAAACGAGTGATGTTTGCCGATATCGATGAAAGGTTCTAATATGAAGAAGCTTATTACATTCGCAATTGTCAGCAGTATGCTGATTTCTACTCCAGTTCTTGCAAGAAATTATGATCGTACAGAACATCGCGAACACAAACAAAAACGTAAAAGCGGATGTGGTTGGCTATGTAGTGCCATTATCGGCGGTGTCGTTGTAGGTGTGCTTGCTTCAAAAGAACGAGCACCAGAAGAAGATAGAAATCAAGATTATAATGACACTCGTTATTATCCACCAGATTATCGATATGATAGACGCTACTGCGTTCGTGAACAGATTACCGAGTGGCGCTACGGTCGCCGGTATGTTTATTGGGAAACCACTTGTAATTAAGGAAAATATATGAAGAATTTTATCGCTCTAGCATTAGTCATGCTAGCAACTCCAGCAATTGCTCAGAAAACACCCGTTGGTGTAACCTATGATGCAAAGATCGTTCGAGCAATTGATGGAGATACGATTGTCATCGAGGCACCATACTTACCAGCTCCGCTCAAGCCTGAACTCGGCGTTCGTATCTTTGGTGTTGATACTCCAGAAAAAAGCTTTCGTGCCAAGTGCGAGAGCGAAAAGAAGCGTGGAGAGCAAGCTTCTGTTTTTGTCAAAGATGTAATTGCTGGTACGAAGAAACATCAGGTTGTTCTATATGATTGGGACAAGTTTGGTGGCCGTGTACTCGGTGACATTCTGCTTGACGGCATGAGCCTTCGCGATCTGCTTATTAAGAACAGCTTTGCTCGAGCATATTTCGGAGATGCAAAACAGTCTTGGTGCAATTAAGCATGTACAATTAAAGAAAAACATTGTATATATAGTATATCAGTTGTTGACAATCAACAATAAAGGCGGAAAGACCGGGGTTCGACTCCCCGCACCTCCACCATCTACTATGCATTAATCCGGATACGGTTATAATCGTATCCCGAACATGCCAGGAAGCCGAAGCGTGTTTGCATAGTAGATGATGGGGGTGACCTTGGAATTCGATTTTCGTGTAATAGGGCGGTTCGAGACTGATTGCCTGGCAAAGTGCCACTAAACATAAATGCTAACGATAACGATAGCTTTGCAGATATCCGCCTAGCGGCATGATCTACACGGGTATGGCTCCACCTTGGAACAGAACGGGCCACTTGCTACCAGTTGAATCTCTGGTGCTACGAGTCACCAGAAAAACCGCTGGTGGTAGTATAAATAAAATATCACGACGGAGGTTAGAATCCTCCATTGACTCTTGCAAAACTTCAAGTCTTAGATGGCTAGAAAGCGGCATCATTCGGATGTCACCGACGAAAACACTAATGATTTTGCATTTCCAGTAAGAGGGAAATGGATGGAAGATACTTCGTTATTCTCTTGTGTATCTTCTTATAGCGGCAGAAAACTATATGGCTGGGATGCCTGTAAAGTAGTCTCTGTTTGCCAAAGTCATTGAGACTAAGAGGAAGAACATGAAACTTTTCGAAACTAGAAAAGATTTCCCGTATCTACGCTGGGCCGAAGGCTTTGTCATAGGTATCATTGCAGTAACAGGCGTGGCTTTGGCTACACCAAACAAAGAACCTGAAGTCAAGATCGTAAAGGTCCCAGTCATTCAGGTAATCGAAAAAGAAAAGGTCGTAAAGAAGCCAGTCTATCTGAGCAACTACGACAAAAAACAAATCCAATGCATGGCCGAGAATACATACTTCGAAGCAGGCCATGAACCTTATAAAGGTAGGATTGCGGTAAACAATGTTGTTTTGAACCGCGCAAAAGACGATCGTTTCCCAAGCACGCCATGTGGAGTTATCAATCAGAGAACTGCGCGCGTATGCCAATTTTCATGGAAGTGTGAGGGTGGAAAAAGAATTCGTGACGGTGTAGCTTTTGCAAAATCAAAGGAAATCGCCGAACATGTGTATCTCGGAAATTACGGTGACGTAACAAAGGGAGCAAAGTTTTACCACGCTGACTACGTAAGTCCGTCATGGGGTAGAGTGTTTGCTCGTACGACTAAGATTGGTGCACACATTTTTTATAGAGGATGATATTATGGTGGACGACGTCATTTCAACGAAAGCATTGACTTCTGAAAAGTTCATTAAAGAAATTGAACGACTGGTTATTAATTATGATTTAGATTATATGGATGCCGTCGTCCACTATTGTGAAAAGAATAACATCGAGATCGAGGCTGCTGCGAGTATCATTCGTAGTAACATTCGTATCAAGGCAAAGCTTCAAGACGAAGCAGAAGAACTCAACTTCATGCCAAAGAGGGCTAAGCTACCAGTATGACTCCATTCGAGAGCTACACCACTTTCCTCGCCCTTAAAAACCACTTCACAACAGACAGCTATGACTACATCAAATACAACGGCAAGATAGGCGCAAAGCCTTCGAGCTTTGATGTACGTAAGGACAAGTATCAGTTCTATAAGTTGTCGAAACATAAAGATCCACTCAAATATCTTGTTGCCAACTTTGTAGATGGCGATTTAAAATGGATAGGCGATCTGTTCGGCGATGACTCAGAGAAAGTGTACAATGAATGGTTGAAGAGACAGCAGTCTCTTTCTTATATCTTCGAAGAAGACGTAAAAAAACTATGTACAAATTTCAATGATTGTGTTATTGTAAAGAATGGGCAACATCCCTTCTTACTGAAACAATATCTTCGTCGAGAGATTTCTATCGAGACGGTGATTATCCTCAATGATATCTTCGGGTTCTTCGGTCATTGGAACAAGAAGATTGAGGATGGTGTCCTATGGCCCAGCATCCACAAGAAGCTGCTGAAGTATAAGCCTTTCTTTCATTATGATGCATTTAAATGTAGAAAAATTGTCAAGGCTGCCTTTACTTCATGATAAATACAATTGCAGTTCGCTGCAATCTAAATACTTCGAAACATACCGACATATAGGAGATTACTATGTCATTTGCAGACCTTAAGCGTTCTTCCAACTCTTCTTTTGAGAAGCTCACCAAAGAACTTGCTAAACAAAATACCACATATTCAGATCCCGACGAGGGAAAGTATTGGAAGCCTACCGTTGATAAAGCTGGTAATGGATACGCCGTGATTCGTTTCCTTCCTGCTCCAGTCAACGAAGACATTCCTTTCACTCGCATCTGGGACCATGGATTCCAAGGACCAACAGGTCTTTGGTATATCGAGAAGTCGTTGACGACTCTCGGTAAAGACGATCCCGTGTCAGAATACAACAGCGTTCTTTGGAACACTGGTCTTGACTCTGATAAGGAGATCGCACGCAAGCAGAAGCGCCGCTTGGCATACCACAGCAACATCTATGTTGTGAAGGATCCAGGCAATCCTGCGAACGAAGGTAAGGTCTTCCTGTACAAGTACGGAAAGAAGATCTTCGATAAGCTGAACGACCTCATGAACCCAGGTTTTGAGGACGAGAAGCCAGTAAATCCTTTCGATCTTTGGAACGGTGCTAATTTCAAGCTCAAAATTCGTAAGGTCGAAGGTTGGCCTAATTACGATAAGTCAGAATTCGACTCTCCCGCACCACTGTTCGATGATGACAGTGAGCTTGAACGTGTCTACACTCAAGAGTATCCGCTCGCTGAGCTCGTAGATGCAAAGCAATTCAAGTCTTATGAGGATCTTAAGACTCGTCTGAACACTGTCTTGGCACTTTCTGCGGAACCTGCCAAGATTCGCGGAGTTGATCGTGATGAAGAGGAGTATAAAGCTCCTGCGCCTACCTTCAAGGCGGCTGCTGCACCTGCTGC